ACTGACCAATTTTACTTTGCCTTGATCCACGAACAACTTCTGTTTTATTACCATTTACTTCTAAATGATAGTTACCTTTTACAAGCTGTCTTAAATCACCATCTACTGTAATATTTGCAGTCCCTTTGATATAGATATTGTCACTACCATAAACAACTGTATAATTAGATCCTACAACTGTAAGTGTTTTATTACCATTCTGTTGAAACTCTTCATTTGTTCCAGAATTATGAAACCGAGAAAATCTTTCGTTACCAGGTGTATCATCAATTTCAAATAAGTGACCGCTTTCTGTTTCATTTACTTTATTGAAAGGATAAGATGGGAATACACCATTTGCAATAAAAGGCATGTCCCAAGTTTTTCTAGCATAATAAGAATCAGCTTCGTCTTGTACTACAGCAGTAACTTTTTCTGGTGCGGCTGTTTCTATTCTTTCTTGTCTTAAATCTACCTTTTGAATATAAGGAGCTGTTGTTTCATACATACCGCCTATAGCACTATATGAAGTATCTGGTCCTTCACTTCTCATCGGATGTCTACCTGATGGATCAGAAAATCCCTGATCTGGTAAGGCATCTGCACCAGCTGAACCAACAATAGTTCCCATTACCATAGGGTTTTGTTTAGAAGTTCCATCCATATAGAATCCAACAACCCAAGAACCTTGAACAATACCTGTTGCGCTTTCACCAACGCCACCACAGGCAGCTGATGTTACTGGCATCATTACTTGAGACCAAGGAAGAGAGGCTGTAGGAATTTTAGTTTTATCAGCATCATGATCGCCATATATACGAACTCTAACACGACCCATATTTTTTGGATCTTTTCTATCTTCAACTACACCAATAAAATAATTCATATTAGGCATTATATTCTTCTCCAAGTCCGTCACTTACTGCTTCAATAACTAATGTATATTTATCGCGGTCATCTATTTTATGTCGACACTTAGTTATTAGGTATCTACCACTTCTTTTCTTATCAAGTCCAGATTCAGGATCTTGTTCATTAAAAGGTCTATTTGAAGGGAATCTTAAATTAATAAGAGAACCAACTTCAATATCATTACGTCCATTTACAACTAAGTTGTACTTAAAAGATTCTAACATTCTATTCATGTTATTAAAGAAAGGTAAAAAACTATTTGTATTGCCTTCATAATTTAAGTGAGATGGACCAAAATTTTCACCACTTTGAAACTTTACACTCTGAATAGTTTTAGAATATTCATTAAGAGGTTTATCGTTCCATTTATTTTCTGAATCAAGAATAATATTTTTTTGTAGCTTTGGCATATCATCATAATATTCTAAAACGTCAAATTCAAATGTATCAGCTGATTTATTTGTCGTATCTACACTTATATAAGTAGATCCAAATGCACCGTTCTTTAATTGATTAGTTACTTGACCATTTGCAATATTATTAAAAGCTAAAGGTGTTTGAGCAAGATCTTGATAATTATACATCTTACCATCTTGCTCACTTTGCTTATGGTATGTAAATTCTTCCATTATATCTCTAGAAAAAATAGTGTCAAAAGAAAGAATACTAGTACCATTCTTAAAAGTATTAGTAATAACTAATGGTTTGTTATTTTTATCTTTAGCTCTAGACATTAACCATTTGACAGTTTTATAAGGACTCCAGTTAGGAATAACACACTTGTACTTTCCACTTGAATCGTCTTTATAATTTAATTCTGTTTTTAGATAGTCAGTATAAATTGAGTCAATAATATCAGTAATGTTACCTTCATAAGCTTGAGAAACAAGAGAAGTAAGACTATTCAAATATGCACCTTCTACTAGATCTAATGTATAACTATAAACCTGTTGACCATTATCTGATATTCTGCCTATATCAATAACTTTCCAGTTCATATCATACATTACATCACCTTTTTTAAGAGTGCATGTAAGAGTCTCTTGTCCTGTTATTGGAAAACTAGATAAAAGACCTACTGAGTCAGCTATAGTTATGTCCGCCAAAAGTATTGGCTGTCCTAGTTCTTCGTATATATTAAACTCACCACAAAGGTCAGTAATATCTAAACCTTTTTGGTTACCCTTAGATATTTTGACTTCAAGGAGTTCTGCGTCTTGTGGACTAAAAAAATCAGCCATTAACTACTCTTCGGAATTGTCTTGCTACATCTTCAATAAGCTCGGGTCGAATTACTTTAATTTTTTTCTTTGTTTCATTTACTCTTTGTTCATATTCTAAGTTAGTAACCTTTGCTGCTCCTGCAGTTCCACGTGGAACTACTAGATCATCTTTTTCGTAATGATGTGCTGCATTTAATTTAGTAGCAGCGCCATCAATAGTTGCGGTATCTCCTGAAGTTTGTCCTTGAATAATCTCTCCATTTTGAAAGGTTCCAGTAATAGCTCCAACTGATACCCAACCTAAAGATGTATTTTTACTATCTACAACTGCACTTGCTCCAGAAATAAGACCTGTAATAGTTTCTCCATTTTCAAATTTATTAAAAAAATCAAATGTAGAAATGTTTATAACATTACCAGTATAATCATGAGCTAGTTTTTTAGCTAGGTCTGCCTGAGCTAAAGGCCAATCTTCTAAACTTTTTAATCTGGGATTAGCTACAAAGAAAGACCAGTAATAGTCTGGTGTTTTATATAAAGTCTGAGATGTATGGTCTGGTCTTTCGCCATCTGGTATATCATAAAAACGATAAAACGTAATATCATCTTTTATGCTATTTACGATTTTAGCAAAGCGAAAACTATCTACAATATCTTTAGTTTCACCACTGGCATCTAAATCATATGGAATTGTTGGAAAGTACTTAAAGTATTTCATATCGTATTATTCCTCTATTAAAACGGTCCATCCAGGGCGCCATAGTTTTGCTCAACTGGAGAAGATGCAGGTTTACCATCTGGGTGTTCAATATCTCCACGGCTAAGTACTTTTGTTTCTTGAAGAGATAAAGTTAAATCAATTTCAGCGGGTGAACCATCTCCAAAAAAGGCAGGTCCAGAACTACCATAGTTAACAGATATTGCTGTACAATACGCATGAGAGAATGGTATCATTTTAGCTTTACCACCACCTTTAGTAATAAAATCTACTTTGAAAACATCTGGAAAACTAAAATTAAAACCAGCATCGCTTATTTCTGGATGAGCATGCATTCTTATTTTTTTAATTAGACCTTCAACAACAGCAGATTCAGATGCATTTGAAGGCATAAATTTCCAAGTAAGTGATAATTGTCTAAGTGCTGGAGCTCTAAATAACATTTCTAATCTAGGGTTTCTTACAACACCAAGTTGTAGTTGAGCTTGTTGGCCTATACCAGACTTTCTTACCTGGCCAGCAAGAAAACCACCAGCAGCACCGCCGACCGTTCTAACTGCGTTTTCTGGTCCAGTGGCTGATGCATCTGCAGCAGATTGGATTGCACTTACTACAGCTGACATTTCAGCATTGTCATAAGCTAAACCATCTGAAAAAGAAATTCCTGCAGGAGCATATAAATAAATTTGAGCAATTGCAGTCGAGTTAGTTGCAATAATTTGTCTGTTTACTACTTGCTTGCCGCCGTCAACAAGTGCACCGACTACTTTTGTTACACTGCCATCACTTGCTACGTCGCCGCCTTTGTCGATTAATTCTTTCATTCTGTTGAGGCGTTTATGAATAGAAATTCTACACTGAACGGGATGCTGTTCAGCCAAACCTTGAGGATATACATATTTTGTTGTCATTAAACCTAACCTATAACCATATTGCCATACGATTATTTATATGACTTATAAAGGCCGTTACAGAGTAAAGAACATCTCTAAATACAAAGGAGATCATAAAAAAGTAGTTTATAGATCTTCTTGGGAAAGAGCTGTATTCAAATTCCTAGATAATAAACCAGATGTTTCTGAATGGAGCTCTGAAGAGTATGTTATTCCTTACAAATGCGCAACCGATAAAAGAATGCATCGTTACTTCATTGATATTTATTTCAAAGATGCTGTAGGTCAGAAATGGCTAATAGAAATTAAACCAAAGAAACAGTGTCAGCCTCCAGTAAAACCGTCTAGAAAAACAAAGCGTTATCTTAATGAGGTAATGACCTATGTGAAAAATCAATCTAAATGGGACGCAGCTAGTAAATGGGCTGATGCCCGTGGATACAGATTTGCAATTTGGCATGAAGATACTTTGAAGCAATTAGGCATTAAAATCCTCAAAGGATAGTGTATAAATAACAGTATGGCAAATTCGTTTTTTGAAAAAATGCAGTTACAAGCTTTTAGAGCTGGAATCCAACCTAGGACAGAAGAGTCTCAAGATTGGTTTCGTGATAAGCTTCGTAATATAAGGAACATCAATAGACAAACTCTATTGAGAGATAGTGCAGTAACTAGAGTCACACGTCCACGTATGGGTGACATGTATATGTTTTTCTATGATCCAAAACATAAAGAAACATTACCGTACTATGATACATTCCCTTTGATTATTATGGTTGAAAAAGCTCCTGGCGGATTTTATGGTTTGAACTTACATTATCTTCCTCCAGTATTAAGAGCTAAATTATTTGATGCACTAACACTTACAAATAATCGATATGATGAAACTACACGTTTCAAAGCCAGATACAGAATTTTACAGAGTGTTCGTAAGTTGCGTTATTTTAAGCCTTGTTTCAAACACTATTTAACAAACCATGTAGAATCTAGAATAGTAAAAGTTGAACCACCTGAGTGGGAAATAGCTATGTTCATGCAGACTCAGAGATTTAAGAAGTCAAAAGCAGGAGCCATCTATAAAGATTCTAG